GAGGCGCTGAAGGGCGTGATCGGCAGGAACTCCACGCTCGAGAAGCAGCTGGCCGAGGCGCAGCAGAAGCTCGCGCAGCTGAACCGCGAGATCAAGGTCAGGCAGGACGAGCTCGTCGCCGTCGAGGCGAAGCTCGAGCAGGTCCGCGCGAAGGCCCAGGCGATCATGCAGGGGTAGACGATGGCAGAGAGAATCGGCGTAGTCACTGAGATCAGGACCATCCACGATGACTGCCACGTCATCAGGTGGAGCGGCCTGCTCAACGGCGACACGGGCGACCGCGTCGAGATGCCAGGCTCCGCGGATCGCAGCGTCCAGTTCGACGGCACGTTCGGGGCCGGTGGGACTCTGCGGTGGGAAGGCTCGAACGACGGCACGACCTACTACCCGCTGGTGGACCCGCAGGGCAACGTGCTCGACGTGACCGTGGCCAAGATCGAGCAGATCCTGGAGATCACGCGCTTCATGCGCCCGAGGGTGACGGCCGGAGACGGAACGACGAACCTGGCCGCGACCCTGCTTCTCAGGAGACCGTTCAAGTAATGGCCGAAAAGGAACTGGACCTGACGCCCTACTGCGACCTGAAGGACAAGAAGTGGCGGGTCGAGCGCGTGGAAGATCTGCCCATCAGTCTCCTCGACGAGATCGAGACGCTAATGCAGGACGTGGTCGACGCGACCGGCATCGGTCACCTGGTCCACGACTTCGAGATCTGCGGGAGCTACGCCTTCGGATGCGCCGAGCTCGGCAGCGATCTCGACCTGAACATCGCCGCGAAGGATTGGCCTGACCAGAAGGCGATTGAAGCGATCATCATGGCCGATGGCAAAAAGCTGTGGGCGGTCGCGAAAGAGCTCGTCGCGAAGTGGAGCCGCGTCCACAAGATCGACGTGGACATCATGTTCATGAATCCCGACTGCCGGACCTACGGCTACTGCTACTCGCTGAAGCAGCGCAAGATCTTCGGCCGGAATCCTGGCGAGACGGTGCGCGTGAAGGGCCGGTGGAACGAGGCCAAGCAGAAGTGGCTGCTCATCCCGAAGCCCACGAGGAAGTTCGAATGCGACCACATGGACTAACCGATGACGGTCACAAGAGTCTACACGACAGCCGAGGACGGGCACGTCTCGGACAGCTACGGCTTCCTCTCGCTGAACAAGACGGCCGCCTCGATCACGATGTACGGCAACAGCGCGTACACGGACCACTCGCGAGCCTTCTGGTTCATCCCGCTCTTCTCGCAGATCCCGCCGAACGCCATCGTGACGGCGGCGACGTTCGCGTGCTACGTCAACCTGGTCAACATCCCAGGAGAGCACCAGGAGTCGCTCGACTACTGCAACAACTGCCTGGGAAGCGTTCTCGACACGGGCGACTTCAACGCCGCGATGACGTTGCATTCGAGCGGGAACCTGTTCAGCAGCGTCGGCCTCAAGACCTTCGCCATCCCTGCGGCGGCCGTCCAGGCAGCGCTGCCCGGCACGATGGGATTCCGCGCGAGGTTCGGGCCAAACCAGCTCGAGTTCCCCTCGACGGTACTCTTCAGCGCGTTCGAGCACGCGGACGGGAACAAGGCCTACCTCGACGTGACGTTCACGGCCGAGCCGATTCTCGGGGACTACATCATCCGCGGCAGGCGCCGCGGCCGGAGGTAGCGTGAGCGAACCGAGGTCACTGGTGAAGAACGCCGCCGACGAGGAGCAGGTCAAGGGGGCGGATAAGAAGACGAAATCCCTGCGCGAGCGCGAGATCGACGACGTTCGAGTGCTGCTCGCTCTGCCCGCGGGCCGCAGGTTCATCTGGCGATACCTGACGGAATGTCATATGTTCACGACGAGCTTCTCTTCCGACGCCATCCTGATGGCGTGCGCCGAAGGTGAACGCAACATCGGCCTGAAACTGCACGCGGACATCCTCGCAACTGACCCTGAAAGTCTTGTGAAAATGCAACTGGAACATCTCAAAGAGGAGAAGAAAAATGGCTGATGTCGCGAACGCAACCACGACCGCTCCCGCCCCCGCCGCCGGAACCCCGAGCAAGGGCGCAGCCGAGCTCGCGAAGGACACCGTACTGGCCGCGGCGAAGCCGCCCGAGGGGAAGACCGTCGCGACCGGAGGCGCCGCCGCAGCCGCCGCCCCGAAGGCCGAAGGAACCACGGGCGCCCAGGACGGGCCGCCCGAGAAATACGACCTGAAACTGCCGGACGGTTCGCACTTCGATGCCAAGGCACTCGAGAGGACTGCCGCGTTTGCCCGCGAGCAGGGACTCAACAACGAGGAGGCCCAGGCGCTTCTGGAGCGCGAACACGAGGTGGTGAGCACATACGCGCAGGACCAGAAGGCGATGATGGACCAGCGCGTGGGCGAATGGCTGGTGGATGCCAAGGCCGACAAGGAGATCGGCGGCGAAGCGTTCAACGCGAACGCGGAGCTGGCGAAACGGGTTGTCGAGCGCTATGGCACCGAGGCCTTCAAGAAGGCGTTGAACGACACGGGGCTGGGCAACCACCCCGAGCTCGTGCGCGTCTTCGTCCGCATCGCCAGATCCATGTCGGAGGACCAGCTCGTCATCCCGAAAGCTGCGGGCGGGATGAAGAAGGCCCCCGAGGACGTTTTCTACCCCAGCACTGCCAACAAGGAGAGCTAAATGGCGACTCTTGGAGCAAGCGTACTGACCCTCGCGGACTGGGCGAAGCGCCTGGATCCCGACGGGAAGGTGCCGATGATCGTCGAGCTGCTGGCTCAGACGAACGAGATCCTGCTCGACAGCCTGTGGATGGAAGGCAATCTGCCGACCGGCCACCGCGTGACCGTGCGCACCGGCCTTCCGGCCGTCGCCTGGCGTCTGCTCAACCAGGGCATCACGCCCTCGAAGAGCACGACCGCGCAGCTCGACGAGCAGACCGGAATGCTCGAGGCGTGGAGCGAGGTCGACAAGGATCTCGCCGAGCTGAACGGCAACACCGGAGCCTTCCGCCTCTCGGAGGCGATGGCGTTCGTCGAGGCCATGAACCAGGAAATGGCACAGACCCTGATCTACGGCAACTCCGGCACGGCGCCGGAGGAGTTCACGGGCCTCGCGGTCCGGTACTCTCTGCTGTCGGCCAACAACGGCCAGAACATCGTCGACGGCGGCGGAACGGGCTCGGACAACAGCTCGATCTGGCTGGCCGTGTGGGGTGGTCAGACCATCTTCAACATCTTCCCGAAGGGATCGAAGGCGGGCCTGATCCACGAAGACATGGGCCTGGTCACGGTCGAGACCACGGCGGGCATCGCGGGCAACCGGATGCGCGCGTACCAGGATCGGTGGCAGTGGAAGTGCGGTGTCGCGTTGAAGGACTGGCGCTACGTCGTGCGCATCCCGAACATCGACATCTCGGCCTTGACCACGAAGGTCAGCGCCGCGGACCTGGTCGAGCTCATGATCAGGGCGATCCACCGCATCCCGAACATCGGACTCGGCCGCCCCGCGTTCTACATGAACCGGACGGTCTTCCAGATGCTCGACATCCAGCGCCGCGACGACGTCCAGACCGGCGGGCAGCTGAGCTACGAGGAAGTGGACGGCCGCCGGACGCCGACCTTCCGCGGGATCCCGATCCGCATCGTCGACGCCCTGACGGAGACGGAAGCTCGAGTGGTCTAACGCGGGGACCGTATGGCCGCGTGAAGTGAACGAAGCAAGCAAGGAGAACAAATGATCATCGACGCACAGAACCTGCTGTCGGACGCGCAGGCACTCACCGTGACCGCGCGGTCCACCAACGTCATCGATCTCGGGGTCGACCGCGACCTCGGGAAGGGCGAGCCCATGGCGGTCGTGGTGAACGTGGATGTCGCAGCCGACGGGACGACGGGCGACGAGACCTACCAGTTCGACGTGGAGACCGACGACAACGTCGGCTTCGCCTCGCCGGAAGTGCTCGTGCGCCGCATCGCCGGAGCGCTGCCCAACATCCCGCGCGCCGCGCTGATCGCGGGCTTCCGCCTCGTGCTGCCCATTCCGTCCGATGGTCGGGCGGATCGGTTCATCAGCGTGAACTACACGCTCGGCGGGACCACCCCGACGATCACCGTGACCACGCACCTGCAGCCGATGAGCATGATCCAGGCCGAGGCCACGTACCCGGACAACATCACGATCTCGTAACAGGACTGACCTGGCTGGGGTGGGCCTTCGCTGGCTCACCCCAGCTGTTTTCCAAAGGAGGACATCATGTGGGTCCGAGCGATCAAGCTGGGGTATCACAACCACC